TCACAGGGGCTTGCCGGGGCGGAACTGGACGGTGGCTTCGGTGATGTTGGCGCTGGTGAACTTCTTCTCGGTTTCGGCGCCGGTGCTGCACAGCTGCAGCTGGAAGGAGCCGAAGTTCTCCAGGCGTACAATCTTGCCTGCCGACAGGTGCCGGTTCACCTGCTTGATGAGGGCGCGGATGGCGTTCAGCACGTCACCGTCCGTCAGGGAGGTGGCGTAGGAGATGTCTTCGGCCATTTCGTCCATGGTCACTTCGCCGCTGGCCTGCGCCTTGGCGTAATATTTCTTGGGGGCGGTTTCATCGCCCGGTTTTGTGCTCATCAGAGCAAGGGAATAGTTTACCATACTTCGTGAATTAAAGAATTAATAATGAAAGAATGAAAGCTGCGCGGAGAGGCGGCTTCATTCCGTTTGTTGCGTCTGTTCGCGAAAAAGACGCGGCAAAGATGGGCGAAACGGGCTATTCCGTGTTGTGGTATGCGCTTTCCGGGCGTATTAGTTGCATAAATGTGCGTTTATAATTATTTTTGTAGCAGGTAATCAGGCAGTTCAGGGTAATCAATTCTAAGTTTTCAGGGGTCATATGAAGAAAAACCGGTCAAAGATTGTAGGATGCAGCTACGCATTCAGGGTGGAGGACATTGTGCGCATCTACGATGAACATTCCCGCAGCGGCCTTTCCAACCGCGAGATCCTGCGCCGCTACATCTGGCCCAAGTACCACATCTGCGAGAAGACCTTCTACAACATCATCAACGCCAGTGCCGACCCCAAGGTCATACGCCGCCAGGAAGAGATGCGTTCGCAGCTGTCACTTTTTTGAATATCCGTTTATCCTCTGTCCATTACTTTGCATGTAAAGTCTGTGACATCCTCCACAAGTTCCTCATGGTTGTGGTTCGTACTGCTTCCGGTACGCCGGAACAGACTGAAGGACGTGCTGCCGTCGTCTCCGGAGAGGTTGAAAAGATGCCGGTCCATGCGGTCCAGCAGGTCGAAACGTTCCAGTGTCTGCCGTTGGAAGCCGCTACCTTCGCGGGCGCTTCCTTTCCAGGGTGTGACGATATGAAGACGTAGGGTCACGTCTGCCGTCTGTGTCCCGCCTCCCGCCCATTTTACGGGTCGGAACTCAATGAAGACGGCAGGGACGTCGAAAGGATCTTCCTGCTCCAGGAATGAAATCTGTTCGTTCCATAGGTCGAACGTTCTGATGACGGGCCGGCCGTCCCGGTCTGTGAGTCGTTTCAGCCGTTCTATGAGGCTGAGGTAAAGGAATCTTCTCATGTCTGAAATATTTTGTTGCTATTTTCTTCCGCTATTTCCCGGATGATGCGCTCCACCTCCGGATGCATGCCGATGAACCGTCGGCGTGGTATGACTATCTTGCTTCCTGCCCGCTTCAATGCCATGCGTTTGCAGAAAAGCGCCTCTTCCGTGGGTTTACGCCGATAATTATCCGTCAGTTGCCTATACAAATACCAGAAGTGCCCCTTCATCCGTTTGGTAACGGTAATGGCACCGCCCTCGTTGTGGATGGCGGCATACGGCAGGTCGCTGCTGAATACCACACTGTGGGCGGTAGTCTCCGTTTTGATACTTCTGCGCAAAGCTCCGGTGCGTATCAGTAATCCCCGGCTTTCGTCGTCATTGTATTTCCTTCGTGCCCAACGCTCGTTGAAGAAGGCCTCGCGCTCAAAGTTGCGGTCGAACTCTTCGCCTATTTCCGTTCCGATATCCTTCAGCGTAAGGCTGATGAAGTGCTTCACCTTCCGTTCTAGCTCCTTGGTTATGTCTGAATTTTGGGGCATAATGTTTGTTTATTAAAGAATTAACTGTATCTTTGTGGCACTGAAGGGAGTAATTTAAAAATGTGGCCTCGGATTGCAGTTCCAAGGATGCTATTTTCAAATTACTCTCTTCTTTTTGTAATGTATTGCAGTATATCTTCACTATCCGAAATGCTGTGCAGTTTTACCGAACCGTCTATCAATTCCCTCACGATAATCCAGCTTTTTTCATTATGCAAAGTTGTTTCAAACAGATGCATCGTGATGTCCGGGTCGTGTTTGTCTGGTCCATTGCCCAAATAAGGAGCTTCGGCGATGACATTTTCTATGTCCAGCAGCATCCTGTTTTTCTCCACAATCCATTTGTGAGGCTGGTTGAGCCATTCTTTTATATTGGTACCACTGACACGGATGTCCTTTCCGAACTGCTCGTTCTTCAAAACTTTGTCTTTCAGGAACTGTGCTTTTTCCCTTATCTCAGTCCGAAGTTTCTTTAGTTCATCTTTTCGCCTGGTCATTTCCCGTATCACCTTGCAGGCTGCGCACAATTCATTATCGGGCATTTTGGCCAGTTTGAGCGTGCCCGGTCTGTCGGGGCAGTCCTTGCACCTGCTGATGGTATAGGGATTATAGAACGGGAAGCATGCCATCTGCTTGCCCGGATTGAATCGCATCATCTCCTGGTGTTTTCCCGCCGTTGCCTGGCTGCCTGCCAGCATGGCTTGATGCTCGTCACTTTCCAGATATTTGCCTCGGCGCACACGCATCACGGTGCAGCGGCAGTTCCATCCGTTGGGAGGAAAATATTCATCCCAAAAATTGGAAGTAATGGGCAACGTGACATTATGCAGTGCCCGATGCGCCTCGCGTACCCGTTTGTCGCCTACGGTGCGGTATTGCAGCAGGTAGCGGTCCCGGTCCTCATCGTCCCACCATTGCTTCCACCGGGCTGCCATGGCAGCCGACGACAGGGCGAAATTATATTCAGTCTTCAAGTACCAGCGGTTGTAGGTCTCGTTCACCTTTTGAACGTCGTTTAAAAAGCGTTCAAAGGGTTTGCGGTTCCCGTCCGCATCGATCAGCGAGGGGAACGCCTCGTTCAGTTCGTGGAAGGTCTTGAAGCCGGAGAATACGTAGTTGCTTTCCTTCAGCCGCCGCACGCTGATATCGTCTATGGGACGTTGATGAATCGAAAAGTCCACGGCACGGTCCAATACACCGGCATGGCTACGTATGAACTTTTGCACATCTTTGTCTGCCAACATCTCCGGTGTGAATTCCGGTTGCCGGTGGAGCCAGCGCATCAGCAGGACAAAGGAGGCTTCCACGGCAGCGGTGTCGATTTCCTCTTCCTCATCTTCCCTGCTGTCTGCCAACGGCAGCGTATTTCCGTAATATGTCAGCAAGGCGCGTCTGTGCAGCCCTTCGTAGTCAGAAGGGCTCAGTCGAAAAAACAGAGCTTCTGTTTTTCGGCATCCTTTCCGTTTGTCTTGCCTGCCGGCACGACGACCGGTGCGGTTTCCCTTTTCCCGATGATGGGAACGTTGTACTTGTCGATGAAATATTTAGGGTCTATCTCGTAGTTCTCCAGCAGCAGGCGTTCGTAGTCAACCTGCTGCTCCGGCGTGAAGTCTATGCCCTCGTACCAGTCGAAACGGTATCCCTGCAAGGGAAAACCGTGCTTTATCATTTTGGGGATGAGCTGGAAGTTGATGGTGTCCCGCAGGTTGTCGGCATCCTTGCTGACAAGGTTCTTCAGCACCTCCAGGTGCACCTCACTCTGAGAAAGGCTGCTACCGTTCTCCGTAGTCATGGTTTCGGTGAGCACGCCCTTTGACAGTTCGGAGTTGGCGCGGTCTATGCGTTTGTCAAAGACATTGTAGGCATCCCCGCGGGTGGATTCCTTGATTTCTATCTCGGTACCTTCGGGAAAGAGCGCCCATCCTGCCGCACCCATCGAGCCCAGCATCTTCTCGATGCGGCTTTGCTCCTTGGCATCTCGGCTGGTGGTCTTGCCTACCCGGAAGGGGATGCCGAATATTTCGGAGAACATGTCCCAGAAGGAACACACATTCTTCTTGGGGATGGTGTGCTGGGCGCATTTCAGATACAGACCCAAGTCGTGGGTACCGCCCACTTCGACAATCCAGTCCGCCATCTCGCTGTGGCGGTAGTCGTAACCGCTCTGCCAGGTGTCGGACTGGTTGACGATAAGCGCACCGTATTCGGGCACGACATGGCGGCGGGGTATCAGGCACACGTCACTGAAGGCGGGCACATCGTCCACCGTGATGATGTCTCCCAACTGGATTAGCGAGTGTCCCCAATAGATGCTGTCGAGTGCCAGGCCCATGAAAGTCTTGAACCAGGGCGATTCGAATACCGCTGTCAAATCAGGGTTTTCAGCCCCCTTCTTGTCCACAATGCGGAAACTCTTGTTCAGTACATATCCCTTGCGCTGCCCCACACAGCCGGTAAGGTGCATGTCCACATCCACATCGCCGTACACGTCGTACAGCGGTCCTCGGTTAGGGTACTCTACATTGATGGCATACTGCCAGGCGTTGCGCCAGGTGCGCAGGTCTTTCTTGGTGAGCGACTCGGTCTGCATCTGCAGGTTGACCGACAGGTTGGTGACGCGTTTCAGTTCCGCAGGGTTTCCCAGGTTTACCTGCCCGATTCGCATGGGGTTCTGTTTCTTGTATTTCTTGCTCATGGTTTACCAGATATAATTGTTCTTTTCGGCCGACCCGTAACGCACGGGGTTGTGGTAGTCCTCTTCTCCGCCGGGACCGGTGACGGTGGGGATGTCGGGCGTAATGTTTCCCGCCTGCACTTCCTTGAGGTATTTCAAGGCTTGTTCATAACGTTTTTCCCGTATCTCGTAGCCCATCTTCTGGGGCAGGGAGCAGCATATATGGTAGAGTGCGATGTCGGTGGCACATCCCACCAGTTCGGCATCCCGTCGGCTGCCTTCAAGGGCGAAGGTCGCTTCTATGTCGTACCGTCCGCGCAGCGCACCCGCTATGCGGCTCATGGCACGCTCTTCCGCCAGCAGGCGGTTGTCCGGAGTGCTTTGCTGCATAATCTTCAGCGCATCGGCTCCTATCTGTATGTAATCTTCTTCGGTGATGAACATAAGGGATAATGATTAGTGATTAATAATGAGCGATTAATGGGTTTTCCGTTTTCAACTTTCACCAGGCTTGGGAGGGTAGTTGCCGCACTCCCATACGCGGGATGAAACTTTCTTCGCGTACCTGCTTCTGCAGTTTGTAGATGGCGCCTTCGTCGGCATCGGGCCCGTCATCGTGGGCGCGGCTTCCTTTCTCGAAGGCGAGGGTCTGTTCGATGCCCGTCTTCATGTCATTGTCATTCTTCAGCTTTTCGTTGTACCAGACAAAGCCGCGTTCCCACAAGGGGCTGACCGCTTCCACACGGGCGAATTTATCGGGCTTCTTGCGTTTGTCGGCAGTGACGGGCACCTGATAGCCCCGTTGGTTGCCTTCCCGCTCGAACTCGTCGAGAATGGTATCTTGCATGAAGTTGGCTTCCATGTAGATGGTGACGGCGGCATCCTCGGGCAGTGACTCCCACAGGTCATAGACCCAGCGCACCATTTCGCCTACGCTGCACTGGCGCACGAAGGCACGGAGGCAGTGCAGCTCCGAAGGTTTGGCGGTCTTCAGCCCGGGACGCGGACGTCCCCAAAGCTTGGCGGCCTTGTAGTCGTTTTTCGAGCTGTCTTTGAATGAAGGGTCGATGTAGAGTACCAGGCTTTCATAATAGCACGGTTTGAGCATGCGCTTCCACTGTATCCAGCGTTCCTGGAAGACGGCGCCTTCGGTGATGGGGTTGTGCATGTATTCCTTCTGGAAACTGCGGTAGCCCATGAAGCGTTCGCGGCTGCGCAGCATCTCGAGGGTGTAGCATTCGGGCCATGCCGGTTTCCCGTCCTTGCCGATGGCATAGACGGTGCTGGTATAAACGGTGTCGCTGTCGATGATCCGTTGCAATACGCTGTTCTTACTGATAAGGTTACCCACCATGATGAAGCGGCCTTCCTTGCCGCCGAAACATCCGAAGAGCGCCTCCTTTATCCATTTGGTCATCTCGCGTACACGGGCTTCGCTGCGGCACATCTCATCGTCGTCCAGGTCATCCACCACGATGTAGTCCGGGCGTTTGTCGCGGAACCGCAGTCCACGGGGCGACTGCCCGCGGCCGCGGCTGAAGAAGGCACACTGGTCTTTGGTAACGAACTCGCCTTCCTGCCAGCATCCGGCATTGTACTGCTCGCCGAAATCCTCGATGATGTACTGGTTGAATTGGAGTTCCGCCTGAAGGTCGCCCAGCAAGGCGTCGGCATTGTCTTCGCTCTTGCCTACCAATACCATGACATGCAACTCATTCTTGAACTTCAGCCAAAGGGGTACGCCCACATCGAGGTGTACCGACTTGGCATGTCCGCGCGGCCATTTGAAGACGGCACGCATCTCTCGGTGCTTTTCGATGTAGCGGGCGGCGTCGTTGTGGAATTTGGCGTTGGGACATTGGCAGTAGTGGCTCAAGTACCGCTGGCAGAAGTAGTCGTAATCCTTCAGGGCACGGGCGATGTTCTTCTTCCGTTCCTCTGCCGTCTCGGGCTTGCGCTTCGAGGTGATGCGTAGCAGGCGGTTGCAATGCTCCTCCCACCGCTTGAGGGCTTCTTTCTTTTCTTCGGCTGTCATTTCCTCTTGAATTTGATGCCCATAAAGTCGCTATGGAGCTGGTTGATAAGAATAATGAGCTTGTCGTCAATCTCCGGATACTCTTCACGGTGAGACACCAGCCAGTTCTCGAACTGGAGCAGGGTATTCACCATATCCACCAGTGTGGTGGTGTTGTTAATGGCCTTGATGCTTTGGGCGGCCTTCAGCATGGAGTCGGTCAGGCGGCCGATGTTCTTTTCGTTCGCCTCGGTGTTTTCCAGCACTTCGCCCACCTTGTTGAGCGCACCGGTGGTGATGGCTTCTTTAGCCATGCTGCGCGAGGCGCGTTCTTCCTTCCAGCTGCCTTCTTCCACCCATTTGCCCACGGTCTGCCGGGTTACCTTCACATAGTCGGCAATCTTAATGACGAGCATGCCGCTCATGTATAGATGCTTTGCCAAAGCCTTCTGCTGGCTCATGTCTTTTGCCATACCTTTTTCTGTTGGTTACGGTGCAAAGTTGCGAAGCATCTGCGGGGCAAGGAAAAAACGGTGAACCGGTTGCAGACAATTACGGAAGGCCTGCACATTACTGTGGAACGGTTACACACTTTTTTGTGCCGTTATGGGCGTAGCCGTAAGTTTGCACCAAAATGAGACGCAAATCATGGCCAAAAGAATCAGAATATCAAACGAGACATTGAACTGTTTCGGCACCTGGGTGAAGACTGACGGGGTGGACGTCGAGCAGTTCCGGAAGAATCCCGTCATGCTGTGGATGCATTGGCGGGGCATCATCATCGGCTGCATCAAAGACCTGAAGATAGAGGGTGGCGAGATTACCGGCGAACCTTACTTTGACGAGGTGCGCAATGAAAGCAAGTTGGCAAAGCAGCAATGGGACAAAGGCACCCTGAAGATGTGCAGCCCCTATTTTGAAATTATAGAGTCAAGTGATGACCCTGAACTGCTGAAACCCGGGCAAACCCGTCCTACCGTCACGAAGTGCAGGTTAATGGAAGTGAGCATGGTTGACATGGGCGGCAACGATGACAATATAGTAATGCTGTCGTATCAGGGCAAGGAACTGAAACTCGCCACAGGTGAAGACAGTGCCGCGCTTCCTTTGCTGAAATCAAGCGGCGGAGATGCTCCGCAAGACAATAATTCAAAAACAGAAAAGACTATGAACGTAGATTTTAAAGCTATCGCCCTGAAGCTGGGCCTGCCGGAAACGGCTACAGAAGCGGACATCCTTGCCAGGATAGGTATTTTGCAGGGATTCGAGACCGCCAACACGGAACTGCGCACCCAACTGGATACCATCAAGCTGGCGGGCGTGACACAAATGGTGGACGATGCCGTCAGGGCAGGGAAGTTCAATGCCGACAAGCGGGAGCATTTCATCCAATTGGGTAAGACAATGGGCAGTGAAAGCCTGAAACTGACACTGGAGAGCATGGCACCCGTGACGAAACCCATGCAACTGCTGAACATCGGCGGCGGAACCGTAGGCAGTGGTGCGGCAACCGGACAATGGGGCAAACTGAGCGAGGTACCGGAAGCGCAGCTGAAGCTGATGCGCGAGAACGATCCGGACAAATACCGTGCGCTGTACAAGGCGGAATACGGCATTGACTGCCCGAAATTTTAGAAATATAGTATCAATTGTAAAACAGAAAGTGTTATGATGAAATTTTTAGTGGGAACGCTGTTCAACGTCCTGATGGGCGTAGTATTGGCGTCGGTTGTGGGGATTGACCCTGCTTATGGAGCGGCTACGGCGGCAGTACCGATGGTGCTTGGAAAATTCATGCCCGTAGGGGCACTCTTTGAAGGTGTATACACCGAAGTGTGGACAGGCGAGCTGGTGAAGCAGCTCAATGCGGGGCTGGTGGCGAGTTTCCTGAACGGCATTCCCGATTATTCGGCCAAGGTGGACAATGAAATCATTCACCTGGTAGATGTAGGCGGCGACCCGGACGTGCTGATAAACAACACAACGTATCCCATCCCTATCCAGGACTTGAGCGAAAGCGATATTCCCATCGGGCTTGACAAGTTCCAGACGAAAGCCACCCGTGTGACGGATGATCAGCTGTATGCCATCTCATTCAACAAGTTCAGCGCGGATGTGGAACGTCATGGCAACGCCATCTCCACCGTGAAGTACAAGAAAGCCATCCATGCGCTGGCTCCTTACAGCAACACGGCCAAGACTCCCGTCGTCAAGACATCGGGAGAGGCTGACGCAAACGGTCGCAAGAAGATTACCCGCAAGGATATCATTGCCCTGAAAGCAAAATTCGACAAGGCGCAGGTTCCTACAGACGGACGTCGCCTGGTGCTCTGCAACGACCACGTGAACGACTTGCTGGAAGACGACCAGAAGTTCCGCGACCAGTACTACAATTACACCACCGGTAAGGTGATGAACATGTATGGTTTTGAAATCTACGAGTTCGTGAACTGCCCGTTCTTCACCAAAGAAGGCGTGAAAGTGCCTTACACTACCAAACCGGCAGATACCGACATGCAGGCATCCGTGGCGTTCTACGTCAACCGTATGTTCCGTGCGCAAGGTACCACCAAAATGTATTACAGCGAGGCACGCACCAGCCCGCAGACGCAGGAGAGTCTGGTAAACTTCCGCCACTACGAAATCACCATGCCCAAGAAGATGGAAGCCATCGGTGCCATCTACAGCTGGGACGGCTCCACTGCCCAGACTTCGGATGCGACTGCTCCGGCAGAAAAACGTTGGGCGCAGGTCAGACGCGAAGCGATTGAGGCTGCCGAACAAGCTGCTGCCGGCGGGGAAAGCCCGAAAGCAGACGATGCCAACAGTGAATTGGAGGAATAGTGATGAGCAGAGGACTACGTAACAACAACCCCGGGAACATCCGCCTGTCACGTACGTTGTGGCAGGGGGAGGTCCGGCCCTCCCGGGACAAGGCTTTCTGCCAGTTCAAGACAATGGCTTACGGATATCGTGCCCTCATCAAGTTGCTTCAGAACTACCGTCGTAATAACGGTTGCCGCACGGTAGCGGACTTCATCAACCGTTGGGCGCCTCCGGTGGAGAACAACACTTCGGGTTATATCAGCCGGGTATGCAGGGAGATGCAGGTACCGACATCGTTCGTGCCTGATATAAACGACCGGGCAACGATGTGCGCTTTTGCCGCCGCGATCTCACAAGTGGAAAACGGTGTACCGGCAGTGATGATGAACGTGGAAGCCGGCTGGGAACTGCTTTAATGATTGATAACCCGTAACGATTTTCAGCCATGAATTCAGACTTGATTCTACAGATTCTCCAATGGCTTGTGCCGAGTGGCATTGCCGGTTCCCTCTGGGCATGGCTGAGACGCCGGGAGAACAACAAAGTGCTCGCTGCCAAGGAGCGGAACGATGCCTATAAGGAAATGTACGACAACCTGTCGGGAACATTAATAGACTTACAGAATGAGAACATCAAACTTTACAAGGCGGTGCGGGAGCTCAACCGCACTATCCAGAAGGCTTCTACTTGCAAGCATTATGGCGATTGCCCTATCCGTCACGAGCTGCAGAAGTCCGGGACGATTGACACGGAACAGCCTCGTTACCGACAGCCTGCAAGGCAGAAGCGTGTTCGCTCTCCTTCAGCAGCCCGTTCCGCCCAGCCTGGCGAAGACGCAGTTTCCGACGAATCTGCTGAATTCGATACCTGTGGGGACGGGATTCAGTAAGCGCAGCGGACAGGCCACGGTGAACGTCACCCGCATATCGGAGGACAGCCTGGAGGTGACCGCCACCTGCGACAGCCTGGCGCGGCAGGTGATGATGCTGACGGAAGAACTGACCCGGATCAGGAGCGAGACTTCGGAAGAAGCGGAGCTGCTGCCTCCGGAGGTGATAAAGGAACCCACCGGCTGGCAGTGGTTTCAGATATGGACAGGTCGGCTGGCCGTTGCCGTCCTTCTTCTGATACTGATTAAACGGCGATTGAATAGAACTTAAAAAATAAAAGAATTTATGGACGGATTAATCTACGGACTGGCGCACCTCAAATTCAAGGAGAAGGAAATAGGCCTTATCAGTGAGGAAGGCCTGCAACCTGCCGGAAGCGCTCCGAGTACCACGGACATCTTCGCCGCACAGGTGAAGGATGGTCCGGTAATGACACTTACCACCAATCCCGGCAAGAAGGCATTTTCCTGCACCCTGATAGAGCTGAATGCCGACAGTCTGGTGAACACTATCGGCGGCACCAAGGACGCCAATAACAACTGGGAGCCTCCCGAGAAATGGGAAGCTACGGGCGTGATGGATGTAGTGGCTGACAGTGGCGAGACCCTGCGCTTCTACAACGCGAAGGTGACCGGCAGTGACTTTGCCAACGGCATCAACTCATCAAACGTATTGGGACTTTCCCTGAACATCGAGCTGCTGAAGGATGCCGACGGCAAGCGCATGAAGCTCTTCGCCAAGGGTGTCGACCCGGATACGGGCGCCGAGGCTGTTGGAGGGTAAAAGGTACGGACTATGAAACCGAACCTGGAAATCGAGGCTCTTGCGGAGAGGATCATGTCGGATGCCGGCATCTCCCTTCCGCTGCGGCTTCCCGGAGGGAAATACATCCGCTGGGTGATGCGGGTGCCGAACCTGGAAAGCCGCTGCCGCATACAGCGGATGTACCTGAAGATGGGTGCGACACACGAGGAACTGAAGGCTTATACTTTCGAGCAGAAGCAGGAGTTCATGGTGAAGCATACCGGAACGGTGAGCCGCATGGTGGCATACGCCATTGTCCGCGGTTGGGTGTTGGGTTGGCTACTGAACCGCCCGGTGGCATGGATGCTGCGCAGCTGCATGCATCCGGCAGCCCTGGAAGAGGCATGGATGATTGCCCTTAGCACGATGAGCACGGTCCCTTTCGGGAATACTATCAGATTGGCCGAGGTGATGAGCCTGACGGCACCCAATCTGAGCCGAAGAAAATAGAACGGGAGTTAAAGGGGTACATGGAACCCGCCCATAGCCCGTTCGGTCTCGTGGGACAGATAGCCCGTGACACGGGTTGGAGTGTGGACTATATCATGCGCGGGGTGAACTACCCGATGCTGATGCTGATGTGGCAGGACTTCCCCCGCCACGTGCCGGGAAGGAGGAAAACCACGCAGGAGATGGTTGCCGAAAAGAGAAGCCGCAACGGGCAGCCGAATATATCTCCGGCGGATTATTTACAACAATTGCTTGACGAAGAGGAGAACGCTGATGAATCCCATTAAACTTGAAATATTCCTGGATGACAAGACGCTGGCGGGCATGCGGTCGGTGGAGGGCAATGTGGCCAACATGGAGGCTTTCACCAAGCGGATGATCGGGCATCTGAAACTGGAGCTGAAGGATTTGGAGAAGGAGTATAAGAATCTCCAAAAACAAGGGCTTGCCGGTGACAGGGAACTGGCGGATATCCAGGCACTGAAGGGTGCCATCGGCGGATTGAAAGAGCAGTTGAAAGAATACGAGGCGGCAAAAAAACGGGCGAACGAGACGCCCATCATGGGTAATGACCCCGCACCGAAACTGAACAGCGTGAGGATGAGCATGGCGCAGATAGCCCGCGAGCTTCCGGCACTGGCTATGGGACCGCAGATGTTCTTCCTGGCGATATCCAACAACATACCGATGTTTACGGATGCGGTGGGTAATGCCAGAAAGGAGTACGAGAGGCTGACGGCGGCGGGCCAGAAGGCGATGCCGGTATGGAAGCAGGTGTTGAAGTCCCTGTTCTCGTGGCAGACGGCTATGGCAACGGCAATAACGCTGACTGTGGTATTCGGCAAGGAAATTGGGAATTTCTTCTCTACACTCTTTTCCGGGAAAAAGTCAGTTATTGGTCTGGCAGAGGCACAGGAAGAGTTGAACAAGGCGATGCAGGAATCCGATACGGGTATCGGAAAGAATCTCGTATCGCTCAAAACCTTGCAGGAGAAGTGGGCCTCCCTGGGAAATGACCTTTCCGCAAAAAAGAAATTCATAACTGAGAACAAGGAGGAATTCGACAGACTGAATGTGGCTGTTGCCAACGTCGCAGACGCGGAGAATCTGCTGGTCGACAATACGGAAGCTTTCATCAAATCCATGCAGCTCCGCGCCAAAGGTGCGGCAGCCCAGAAGATGGCTGCCGAGAAATACGAAGAGTCCCTTAGGCTACAGCTGGAGATAGAAAAAGAGAAGAAACGTCCGGTCAGCACGCTTGAAAGGACAGCCGGCACTTTGAATACCGTCCAGTCAAGAGGGCTGGTAAATGAAACCGGTGAAGACCTCAAACGGTACGGAGTGGAACATCTGGAGAAACAGAAGAAAGCCATCGACGAGACTGCCGATGCATTCTTCCGACTCGGCATTGAAGCGGAAAATGAGGCCCGGAAGGAATTGAAGGCAGCAAATATAAAGGACAAAATAAAAGTAAAGACACCGGTAAAAGGAGGTAAAACAGTTACCGACTATCAGAACGAACTTGTCGACGCCCGTATCCGTGCCCAGCAGAAAGTGGAGGCCGCCCGCATCGCCGTGATGGTGGAGGGACGGGAAAAACGCAAGGCACTTGCTGAAAAGGAGTATAATGACACTCTTGCCGCCATCGCCAAGGAAGAACGCGATACCCTTGCCAAACTGGAGAAATCAAGGAAGGCGGGCAGAAAAGTGACTCCCGAAGAAGAAAAGCAGGTGAAGGACGACGCGACGGCACAACGCGCCCTTGCGCAGGTACAATACCTGCAGGATACCTACAATATTGAGAAGGAATGGCGCGAAAAGAACAGCCAGGCATGGATTGACTATAACAAGGAGTACGGCACCTATCAGGACAAGCGCCTTGCCATTACACAGGATTATGCGCTGAGGATGGCCCGTGCCGAAACCGAAGGTGAGAAGGAATTACTGAAAAAGAGACGGAACAATGACTTGAAGGAACTGGACTTCGGGGAATTCAAGAAGACCGTCAACCTGGCTGACGTATTCGGCAATCTGGACGAACAGAGTACGGAAGCGCTTTCCGCCCTTCGTGACAAGCTGAAAGAATATATCAATGGCGCCGCCAAAGAGCTGCGTCCTTCCGACCTGAAGGAGCTGCAGAACGCCCTTACGGATATAGACCTGAAGATTGCCGACCGCAAGCCTTTTCAGGAATTGAAACGCTCGCTGGCGGAGTACAGTGAATCCCAGGCGGCAGTGGAGAATGCCCAGAAAGACTTGAATATCATAATGGTAGGAGGTGCGGTAGTTACGGGTATGTATAAGGATGAGACCGGCAAACTTGTAGCCAAACTGTTGATCCAGGAACAGGCTGAAAAGAACCTTTCCGAGGCCCAGAACAACCGTCTGAAGAAGCAGGTAGCCTTGGTGCAGTCGCTGCAGGGTGTGGCGGGTAAGATGTTATCTTACGGTCAAGCTGCCGACACCATCATCTCCACGCTGGAAGGCTTCGGTGTGAACATGGATGAGAACGTGAAAGGTGTGGTGGAAGGATTCAACACCATGAGCGAAGGCATCAGCCAGTTTGCTCAATCACTGCTCAGCATGGATATCGGCGGCATGATAAGCGGTGTGGTGAACACCGTGGGCGGTGCCATCAAGAGCGTGGGCAGCCTGTTCGGTGCCGACTGGGGAGGCGAACGATCGGAAAGACGTTACCGGCAGGCCAAAGAGAAATACGAGAGTTACATGGAAGTACTCGACAGGGTCATTTCCAAACAGAAGGAGCTCGTAGCTTCCATGGAGGCGGACGACTTCGCCAATGCCGACAACTCTTACGAACGTGCCCGCGAGCTGCTGAAGAAACAGCAGGACTATGCCCGCGAGATGGGCAAGGCCTACCTGAATGCGGGTGCAAGCAAGGGATTTCTGGGTGTGGGGTCAAGTGCCTCGCACGGTACCGACCAGCGCAAGGACATCTCCCGGTCCGCCTGGGAACAAGCCAGGAAGGTGTTGGGCAGCGACTTCGATAAATACGGCATAGGGGACGGTCGCATGACGGGACTCTTCGACCTCTCGTATGAGCAGTTGGTGAGACTTCGTGATGAAGCAAGCGGGTTCTGGAGCGAACTGTACGAGGACACACAGGACTACCTGAACCAGATTATCGAAAGCGAGGAAGCCTGGCAGGAGGTGCAGGAAGCCCGCAAGGAGGCACTGACGAAGACGGACTTTGACAGCTTCTACAACAGCTTCGTCTCCATGCTGTCCGATATGGATGCCACTTCGGAGGATTTTGCGGACAGTTTTGAGAAGTACCTGCAGAATGCCATTTTCTCCGCACTGGTAGCCACGCGATACAAGGACCGGATACAGAAACTGTATGACTCATGGGCGGACATGGCCGACAAGGACGGACTTTCTTCCACGGAGGCGGAGAAGCTGCGCGGGGATTACCGGAAGATAATCGATGAGATGCTGAAAGAGCGTGAGCAGCTGATGGAAGATTTCAACTGGAAACCATCGGGCGAAGATGGAGGCAGCCAATTAGGACGCGGCGGTGCCTTTACCGCCATGAGCCAGGAACAGGGTACGAAGCTGGAGGGATTGTTCACCTCCCTGCAGGACCATGCCAGTGGCATGCACCGTCTGCTGGAGGAACTGACGAAGGGACGTTCCGCCGACCATGATATATTCCTGCAGATAGCTGAGAACACCGCTTACTGCAAGATACTGGAAGACATATTCGACCTTCTGGCAAGCAAGGACCGGGACGGATGGAAAACGATATAGCAAGCTTATGAAAGATTTGACAGGATATATGACGATAAACGGCAAGGATGCCTGGACGGAATACTCCGCTTTCCTCTGTGAGGACAGAGAGGAGGATAACTTTAATCTCAGCGAGTTGCTGAAACCGCTTGAGATGAAGGAGTATACTGCCGTGGATTTCCGGGAACGCAACGGCGAGGAACTGCCGGAGGCATTGCCGTCATCCTGCTACAAGGCCCGTGACGTGACGTTGTACTTCGCCGTATACGCCTCTTCTCCGGAGGAATGCGAGACCCGCCGTGCGGCATTGATGAAGGTCATGTATTCCGGATGGGTGAACCTGCAGGTAAAGGGGAAGACATCCGCCTATAAGTTCTACTACAAGTCTTCTTCCGACTTCGATACCGTGACGGATGTAGCCGGCGGAACGGTCGTAGAGAGATGGAAAATGAAGTTTCGGGAACCGAAACCCGGAGCTCTTTAAATAACGATTAAAAGCTGTTTGAATGGAACTCAAAATCTATAACCGGTCCGGAGAGTTGAAACTGACGGTTTCCACATCCTCCTCCTCCACCTGGAACCAGGAACTGATGAAGGAATGCTCTGTGTCGGTCTCCTTTACCCACCCGTCCTACGTGATGCTGGACGTGGAGGACTATGTGCTGCTGGAGGGAGTGAAGTTCAGTATAAAGAAGGAGTACAAGCCGAAGCAGAAGAACAGGCAGACGTACAACTACTCGGTGAAGTTCTACGCCCCCATCTACGACGCTGAGCAGGTGATGTACCTGCATCTGACGGACGGTGCGTATGAACCGCAGTTCTCTCTGAATGACAGTCCGAAGGTACATCTGCAGAAATGGGTGGATAACATGAACCGATTGTCATCTACACCGGTATGGAGCATTGGTGAAGTTTTGGAATCCGCGAACAAGACAGTGGAATACAACAATGCCACTTGTTGGGATGCCTTGTCGCTGATGTCCGACGCTTTTGAGTCCGAATGGTGGGTGGATGATTTCAAAATCAATCTGACCCGTTGTGAACGTGGTGAGCTCGTAGAACTGGGCTATTTACAGGGCCTCACCTCGTTGGTACAGTCGGAAAACAGTGATGATGTGAAGTTCTTTACACGTTTAATTCCTCTTGGCAGCACTAAGAACATAGACCGCAGCCGCTATGGCTACAGCCGTCTCCAGTTGCCGGACAAAGCGAAATATGTGGACCGGAACACGCATTACGGACTGTTCGAGCATGTGGAGGAATCCGCATTTTCGGAAATCTTTCCGAAATACACCGGAACGGTCACCTCTGTGCGAAGTGAAGAAAAGACGGATGAGGACGGCAAGAAGTTTACGGTCTACTATTTTAATGACGAAGGAATGCTATTTGACCCGAACAAGAACGAGATTGCCGGGCTTGTGAAACGTATATCCTTTCAGACCGGTGACCTTGCCGGGCAGGGAAATTCCGAAAGCAACAATTACTGGTTCGAGGCCAACTATAATTCGGATACGCTGGAATGGGAAATCATCAACACCTATCCTTCCGATGACATTCAGATACCGGGCGGAAACCTTGTACCCCAGCCGGGAGACACGTATATTCCCTGGAATATTCGCATGCCAGAATCATACGAAGCTCAGGCTGAGCAGGACTACAAGGCTGCCGTGGACAGTTTCTTGGAGAAATACAGCGATGACATATCCATCTATGGTGGCGACACAGACTATATATGGGTGGACAAGCAAAACATACCATTACAGCTCGGTCAACGTGTGCGGTTGCTCAGTGACAAGTATTTCTCTTCCGGATATTTCGATACCCGGATGACGAAGGTGGTGCGGAAGCTGGACAACCTGGGAATCGCCAATATTGAGTGCACCAACAAGGTCGGCAAGGGATGGAAGAGGACAGTGGAAGCAAGCCTCTCGCAGTTGCAGTATGTGGTGTCAATGGGGGGGAGTTCCTCTTCCGGAGGCAGTGGCTTTTCTTCCATCACAGAGGTGTCTGACAAACTGAAGAAGGATATCCTTGTCAATTCCAGCGATGTAGGATATATAAAGAAGGGAGATGTGGTTGCTTCCGGAGAGACATGGGAAAAGATTTTTCGCAATATGCTTTACAGACCGGTAGGAGCGGAACTCCGGAGCAGCATATCGACATCAAATGATGTGGAATATGGCACTCCGAAAGGATATATCACCTACACGGCCACACGCAACGGACAGGGTGCCATGAAGGAAGCCTACTATGATGACAAGAAGGAGAACAAGCTGAGCTTCTCGGAAGAGAATTCCGGCATCCAGACGGCTGTCAGGCGTCTGACGGGTGTCTATACCCAGCGGGAGACCTACAAGGCTACGGTGACCTATGGCGCGTCTGCAGACGGGCAGCTGCCGGAAAAGACATTGAACGACACCATCAGCGTAAACGTGCGCCGCAAGTGGTTTGCCGGGGTTGTGGACTCTGTGCCTGCCACATCGGCCCAGGTACGGTCACTCGGCAGCGGCGGGATGTACACCGGCTCCGGCAGCTACAAGTTCAGTGTCGGCCGGTGGAAGACAATCGTAATCTGCATACCTGAGGGAACCGTGAGCGAGCTCACCCTGACCGCATATCCCGGTAATTTTATCGAAGACACCGGAGTGTGCAGCGGCCCCACTTCCATCCCTGTGGAAGGCGCTAACGGAAGCCAGGCAACGGATTACCGCATGTGGGTGATACGGACCGACGGTACGAACGATGCCGATACATTCACATTCAAAACGAGTTGACATGGTAAAGATAAACGGAAGCAGCTTCGCGCTGCAATACAAGAGGACAACGTACCGGCCTATCGACAGCTCGTCTGTATTCGATACCATAGAGGATGCACGCGTATATGCGAGGAACACTGACACTGAAGCCTATTTCCCCTATGCGGGACAGCTCGTGTCGACCCTTGAGAACGGGGGCGCCGTCTACAAGCTGTCGAAGGACGACAGCATACCTGAGACCGACGGGAAGAGGCACTTCAAGCTTGACCCTATAGGCAGTAAGAACGACAACGACGACCGCTATGTGCGCAAGGACATCGCCGAGACCATCGAGAAACTGATGACCTTCATCGAGGGCATCAACGTGAAGGGCACGGCAACGCTGAACGAAATCATGCTGCTGAAAGACCTCGTGTCGGAGAACTTCTCAGCCGGAGGCTCAGGTTTCGGCATCTACCGGGACGCGGACGGCAACTACCATCTCGACATCGACTTTGTGGACATCCGGAAGAAGCTGAGCGTGGAGGACATCCAGGTGCAGCAGTCCACCTATGTCGGGGGCAGGCAGTACAATACCGGCGGCGGCATCATCTGCAACCGCGTGGAGGACAAGGGCACATACTGGCGCTGCTATTTCAAGACCACTGATTCGGAGGGGCGTACCGTGTACAACACCTTCCAGGAGGATGACCAGGCCATCTGCGAGACGTTCAACCTGAAATCGGGCAACCACTACTACTGGCGGCTCGTGACGGGTACGGGAGACGACTACATAGACCTCTCCAAGGACGACTGTGCATCGGGCAGCGACATCCCGCTTGCCGGAGACAGCATCGTGCAGCTCGGCAACCGGACGGACACGGGCCGACAGGGTGCCATTGTATGGGACAGCGTTACCGCCGGAGGGCCTTATGTGCGCATATACAATGGGATAAACTCGTACACGATGCCCGAACCGTTGATTGACTTCAATACGGTGCTCAGCGAGATTACCGCCAGGTTTATCAACCAGGCCACGGGTAAGGACATGGACAAGACACTTGACGACATGCAGGTAAATCTCGACATTATCAAGCAGCAGACGGACAAGGAGTACACGATGTGGTTCTATGACTATGAGCCTACATTGAGTAACATTCCCGCTTCGGAATGGACGACTGCGGAGCTGAAGGCCATGCACGACCAGGACCTGTTCTACAACACCGCTACCGGGCAGGGCTACCGGTTCGAGTCGGGTGCCTGGGAAGAAATCACCGACCACCTGACGCTGAAGGCGCTGGAAGATGCTAAAAAAGCGCAGGATACGGCCGACGGCAAGCGGCGTGTATTCGTGTCGCAGCCCACTGTGGCAGATGCCTACGACGTGGGAGACATGTGGGTGAACGCGACGTACAATGACGGCACCACTATTTACAAGAATGATGCTCTCGTATGCAAGACTGCGAAGGTGGCAGGAGCAGCATTCAGCATCAGCCATTGGAAACCTTCTTCCACGGCAACTACTGCCTATATCGAGAACCTGGGGGACCGCATCACGGTTGCGGTGACGGATTCGGAAAATGGCATTGCCGAGGCTACGAGGCTTGCCAACCAGGGTATCAGCGATGCCCGGGACGCTTATTATCTTGCCCGGGGGGCGCAGGATACGGCTGATGAGAACACGGCGGCCATCCAGGTGACAAAGGACTCCATCGCCGCGCTGGTTGAAGGCATCCACTTCGACAGCTCCGGAAACATCACGAACATCAACACTTCCGGGCTGGTGACGACGGCTGATTTCAACTCGCTGCTGTCTAAGAAGGTGAGTTTTGATGCGGCGGGGCATATCACGAACATCGACAAGTCGGGGCTCATCACCGAATCAAACCTTGTGCAGATGTTTGCAGAGAAAACCGCTTCGGATGGTTATGTAAAGAAATCGTATATAGCCGCTTTCGTTACCGAGCTGCCCGACGGGAGGTTCCAGAGCAATGCGCTGGTGAGCGCCGACCTCATCCGGTTCAACGGACATATCGTGGCGAACGACACGTTCGTGGTGGACAAGGACGGAAACTTGACGCTGAATGACATTACCGCCAATAACCTTACATTATCGGGTGACATCAACGGGAATGATGCGACTTTGAATAACATTACCTTGAATAATGTTACAGCCAATAGCGGAGTATTTAAAGGCGAATTTAGTACATCTATGTCTGGAGGAAGCCGCGTAACTATAAAGGAGGAAAATGAATATGGTACTGACGGAACATATGGCAGCATAAGAGTGTATGACAATAATAATGATAAAGTTATTGATATCGGTTTTAAGGATGGTAATGAGAATAGCCCATATATTTCGATAATTAGTGGTCATGGAAGTACTCTAAGCATTCTTAGTATTTCTACAAACATAATTAGTATGATGAATTCAACTGGTGATGGCGAAAGTGACGAGGTTTGGCTTGACACTATGTATGGATTGAGGTTTTTTAAAAATGGCATACTCAAGAAATCTTATCCAGCCAGATAATTAAAAGGATATTATAAATTAATAGTATACGTATCATGAAAATCAACTTTAGAAAAATCGAGGCACAGACCTCATTCGAGGGCGGCAGACAGACCTTCGACGCAGCCGAGACCGTCGGCAATGAAATGATGTACAACGGCAGTATCCTGCTGGACATAGGCTTTGAGGACTTAGCTAAAAGCATCTACTATTCAAAGGATGCAGTGGAGATTCCTGAACGATACAGCAAGGCCCTTGAGCTTGTAGTCAAGAACTCCCGGCTCATAGCCGCAGTGAAGCGTGAAATTATCAACCAACTGAACGTCAAGTGACATGGGCTACATCAGGTTCGTTTTGAGCAAGCGCGTGACCGGTGACGATGGAGGTGCCACGAATGCGGTCATCAGCCGTATCGAGAGTGACATGGCCGACACGGGCATGCTCGAGACGAACCTGATAATGCACGCCCTTGCCGCGCGTGGCGGCAAGGGCGTTGAGATTGTAGACTTCATACTGGATTCGAGCAGACTTGATGACAACGATATATTAGGATAGGTTATGGATAAATTAAACAGAAACTTCGTTCGCGGCAACATCCTCAGGGCCGAGGAACTGAACGAACTTGTAGGAAAGATCAACGAGTTCGCCAAGTGCGTGAACGACAACAGCCTCGAGACGAACAAGGCGGCGATGCAGAACTTGAAAAACGCCCTGCAGGAAGTGAGGAATGCGCAGCTTGTCATCGGTACCGACCCAGGCACAGCCTTCGACGGCGCTTCCGGTGCGACGCTTGAACAGATTGTGCGCGAACTGGCCGGAGGCGCCGGAACCATGTACAGCGTATATGTCCGGAACAACATGGCCTCGCTCGGCTTCGCCACGCAGTACGGCGAGGAGTGCGTGCTTGACTTCTCCTTCATCTCGCAGTATCGCGACAGCCTGGACGAACCCTACAAGTCTACCGGAGAACTCGGCCTGTGCACCATCATGATGAAGAACGCCAAGTATGCCGACTTCACCGTGGTGAAGCAGATGGAAGTCTCTTCGGGCGTATCCATCAGGCAGGACATAGCCGAATGGCTGTCATCAGGCAGCAACAGCGTGAAGATTTCCATCAAGGGGGAGAATACCGACAAGACCACCGCACCGGTAACTTACAACGTGCAACTCACGTCATTGGGCATCAGCACCCCGAACTTCGCCTGGTGGACCGCCTTCTCCGGGAACATCAACATCCCGATGATAATCAACGGCAACATCAACAAGACACTGCACTTGACCGTCACCGGCGACGGCTACAGCCAGAGCTACGACAAGACGATAGGCACAGCCGTGTATCTGGATACTCCGTATATCTACTTGCTGGAGCATCCGGGAGCGACGGGCGTATACAACGTGAGTTTCTATCTTTCCAACTCCGACAATACCATCCAGACAAAATCCGTATCGGTCAACATCATGTGCATCCGTACGGCCAGCGAAGCCGTGAAGCTTATGTGCGTGAACAACGTGGCAGAACAGCTCACCAACTGGCAGGACAACACGGTGTTCGACTACGCCATCTACGACGGTCCGTCCGCACTGACCGAGGCAAGGTTCTCCATCACCAGAGGCGGCATGGAGGTGTACAGTTCCGAGAATGACGCCATCGTGGCGAACGCAAGGAACACCTTCACCTACCCGATGGAGGTGGAGACGGATGACGATGCCGACTTCGGCGTCACAGTCGGCGTGACGGACGGTGCGGATGCCCTGACGGAACCCATTGCCCTGCCGGTGAACAACTCGCTGGGCTATTCGGCTACGGCAGGCGCCGCACTCTATATCAATCCTCGGACCCGTGCCAACTCGCAGACGAATTACAGGAGCGTCATCAACGAGGCGGACAAGACGGCCGTACCGGTAGAGTGGAGCAACCTGAACTGGAGCAACGACGGATGGGCGGCTGACGCCGACGGAGTGAAGGCACTGAAGATATTCGCCCGCAGCAGGGCCGTGATAGACTACCGCCCCTTCGCCACGGAAGCCGCCCGCCGGGGCAAGACCATCGAAATCGACTTCAAGGTGGAGAATCCCTCGGATGCCAGCAAGGACATCATCACCATTGCGGAGAACAACGTAGGCCTGCGCGTGTCGGGCGAGAACGTATCCTTCTTCTCCCAGTCCATGCAGGAGAGCTCGACGCAGGACGTACCTATAGACAACGGTGTGCGTATCCGCCTGACAGTAGTCGTGATGCCCGATGCCTACGGGAATGCAGGGTTCAACATTGTGGCCATCTACATCAACGGCAAGAAGAACCGGCAGTATGCCTACGAGAACAACGACTACTTCCGCAATGACGGCAAGATTGTGCTGGGTAGCGATTATGCCAACCTCTACCTGTACGGGCTGCGTGTCTACGACAGTGCGTTGCCTTCGGAAGCCGTACAGAAGAACTATATCAACCAGCTGGTGACCACCGACGAGAAGCTTGCGGAGAAAAACGTCAACCTCGTGCTGGACGGTGAGGGTGTGAATATCGACTTCAATGCCACGAAGCTGCTGTACAACGTGTTTGTGGTAGACAAGCCTTTCCCGAACCTGATGAACCCTTCGGGCGTGGCGGGTAATCTGGAAGTCTTCTTCAAGGACAAGCCGGAGAGGAACTTCACGCTTACCAATCTGCTGGTGGAAGGCCAGGGTACATCTTCCAAAAAATACCTGGAGTGGAATATTAGATTTAAGATGAAAGGGCTGAAGGACGCTGATGGAAACAAGATAGCCTCCATCGCGACCTATGCCGACGGTACCACGGACAAGAACTGTGTGCTGATGTACGACAACGTTCCGAAGTCCGGGCGCCTGACCGCCAAGAAGAACTGGGCGAGCTCCATGCAGGACCACAAGGCAGGCAGCGTGGATGCCTACGATGCCCTCTTCAAGGAGACAGGCATGAAGAACGAGGCGATGGCTGCCGACCCGAAGATACGTGTGGCCGTCTATCAGGAACCGTTCATCGGCTTCTCGAAGTCCGTGAACGAGGAAGGGCAGGATGTATATACTTGCATGGGAGAATTTACGTTCGGCCCGGACAAGGGAGATGACCTTTGTTTCGGTTATGATACGGAGGCTTTCCCGGAACTTCTCTCTGTAGAGGGCTCGGACAACGCACCGCTGGGGGCACTGTTCCGTGTGCCCTGGAACCGCGGCAAGTCATACTGGGCGTACAATGCCGATGAGGAAGCCTTCCAATATAATGATACCAATTGCTGGGACTTCGACGCCGGAGAGCTGAATGCCGACGAGACCGAACCGCTCTCTGCGCAGAGGTGGATAGATTCCTATAACGCCGTATATGTCTGCAACAACCGCATCCGTCCGTTTGGCGGCACGCTGGCGGAGCTGAATGCTTCTGTTGCGGAATATCGGAGCACGGGGTATGAGTACTGGATTGCCAAGACCGGCGATGCCGACCTCTACAATCTGTACTACTATGAGGCGGCGGAAGGGAAATTCATCCCTTCGGACATCGGGGCCGGGCAGATTAACCTTAAGACACAGCTCAAAGAGTATTTGAGCAGTGATTTATCAGCCTTCACGGCCGACCAGCTGAATGAACTGTTCGTCAATGCGAGGAAGCAGCTTTTCCGGGCTACCATCCCCGACTGCTTCGACATCAGCGACGCCGTATTCCATCATAATTTCGTGGAGTTTACGGCCGGAACCGACCAGCGGGCGAAGAACACCTATCCGTATAACTTCTGCACTACCGGCAGCAAGTGGCGGTGGCGCCTGGACGATGCCGACACCATCTTCCCGATAGACAACCAGGGTCAGGACCGCAAGCCCTACCACTGCGAGATGCACGATGTTTACAGTAACGGCCAGCCCATCTGGAACGGCGAGACATCCGTATTCTGGAACATGCTCGAACTGGCATTCAGCGCCGAGATTGCGGCAGGCATGCGGAAGATGCTCAGTGCCATGGAAAGCCTGTGCGGACAATCCTCGGGCACTCCCTATGACAAGGTATATGCCTTCTACAAGAAGTATTATCTCGGCATCAAGAACTATTTCCCGGCCACGCTGGTCAACGCCGATGCCAAACGCTACGAGATAGCCAAGATAGCCTACAACAGCGGCTCTTATACCAACGACACCGACCCTATCACCCAATCGCATGGCGACTTCTGCTCTGCCGAAACCGCCTGGGTGAAGAAGCGCATCATGTACATCATGTCGAAATACAGCTACGGTCTGTTTTCAAACAGCGGAACGGACACCATCATCGTGCGTGCAGCAGGCGACCTGATAGATTACGAGATAACCCCGGCATTCGACATGTACCCGGCCATTGCAAACGGTACCAGCATCGTGCAGGGCGCAAGGACCAAGGCCGGTGAAGTGTGCCGGATGACCATCGACCTCGGCGGCTCTGCCGACCAGCAGAACGCCATCCAGGCGGCGAGCTGGCTGCTCTCCATCGGCGACTGGCACCGGAAGAACGTCAGCGGCACCATGGTGGTCCGTGGCCGGCGCCTGACGGAGCTCATCCTGGGCAGCAAGACCGAAAACGTCATCATCACCATCACCGGGCTTACCCTTGCCGACTGCGGCAGCCTACAGAAAGTCCTGTTGTCAAACATTGCCACCTTGCAGGGTACTCTTGACCTGAGCGCCTGCCAGAATATCCGTGAGATATATGCGGACGGAACCAATCTCAGCCAGATTAAGGTTCCGGAAGGCGGCAGTCTTGAAGTCATCGAGTATCCGGCAAACAACAAGTACATCGGCTTCAGGAACTTCCCCCTGCTGTCCACCGGTGGATTGCGCATCGGCCAGTGCGCCCCGAATGTGACAGACTTCTGGGTGGAGAACTGTCCTTTGCTGCAACCCATGAAACTGCTGTCTGACGTCATCGAGGCACAGCAACCGCAGGGTGATGCCCACGCGCTGAAACATATCCGCGCAATAGGTTTCAATGAGGAGTATTACACGGCCGACGCACTCGACATGCTCGCCCGCCTCTCCGACGGCAGCTACTCCGGCTTGTCAGCCGAGGGACTGTCCGGCGAAGACCCGATACCGGTACTGGAAGGCACCATTACTGTGCATTCCAAGTACTACCAGGACACGGTGGATGCACTGAGAAGTGTATTCAACAGACTGAATCTGGTACTTGTCGGTGAAGCGGCCATTCATTTCAAGGACGCGGAAGCCCGGCGCATCTGCCTTGGCATATGGGATGCCGACAAGGACGGCTATATAACGGAAGAGGAAGCGGCCGTTCAACAGGTAATCAATGCCGGCACATTTGCAAACAATACGCGGATTGTCTCGTTCAATGAGTTCAAGTGGCTAAATTTCACCACCTCGTCCAATAATCTGTTTACCGGATGTACGTCTTTGCAAAGTATCGAATTGCCGGAAAACAGGAATATCAGATACCAATACTTTTACGGATGCGTCTCTCTGGAAAGATGCATAATAGGCAATGGGTGCGACACTATTTCAAAGCAGGCTTTCTACAATTGTGGGGCGTTGAAAGAAATTTCCATTCCTGACACAGTGACAACTATTGAGTCTGGCGCTTTCGGCGGCACCGGAATTTCGGAATTCGTATATCCGCCCCATGTCACAGCAATTAGCGGATTGGGGGATATGCCACGACTGACCCGTGTGGAAATCGGGGAAAATGCCGTGTCGGTGACCGGTATGGGGAATTCTCCTCTGTTGAAGACCCTGATAATACGGACCGAAACACCTCCGTCGACCGATTACTGGACACTGCTTAACGCTCCCCGGATACCTGACATCTATGTGCCCGACAATGCTGTCAACGCCTACAAGACATCAAACGGATGGAGAAAGTGGGCTGCGTACATCCGGCCAATGAGTGAGATAGTGGAAAGTTAG